GTATTGGCTGACAAAGGTTTGTGGGTAGCCAAGAAGCGTTACATCCTTAACGTCCACAACTCTGAAGGTGTGCAGTATGCGCAACCTAAGTTAAAGGTCATGGGTCTTGAGATGATCAAGTCTTCAACACCTGCTGTTATTCGCAGTAAACTGAAAGACTCTATTCAAGTTGTGCTTCGTGGTAATCAGGCTGACTTGCAAAAATATATTGAAGACTTCCGTGCTGACTTTTATAAGATGGCAGTTGAAGACATTGCATTCCCTCGTGGTGTGAATGGTCTGAGGACTTATGCTGGTACGCATAGCATCTATGCTAAGTCAACTCCTATCCATGTTCGTGGTGCGCTTTTGCATAACCACTACATAAAGGATAGAGGGTTAACTTCACAGCATCAGTTGATTCGTGATGGTGATAAAATTAAGTTTGTTTACTTGAAGAAGCCAAACCCTATTCAAGAAGACATCATTTCGTTTGTGGGCGAACTTCCAAAAGAATTGAACCTACATAGTTACGTTGATTATGAAAAACAGTTTGAGAAAGTCTTTCTAGACGCTATGCAAATTGTTATTGGACCACTGGGTTGGACGGTGGAAGAGCAATCATCATTGGAATCGTTCTTTGCCTAACTTGACAAATGACTGCCAATCATGTATACTAATGTTTATACTGGAGAAAATATATGGACTTTTTAAAATCGATCGTTAAAGAACTGGACAATGAATATGCTGGACTTGCTGATGATGGGGTTGTTGGTGACACTGGCAGCTTTATTGATACTGGTAGTTATGCGTTCAATGCTTTATTGTCTGGCAGCTTGTTTGGTGGTTTACCTTCTAATAAAGTTACAGCCCTTGCAGGAGAGTCCTCAACAGGAAAGACCTTCTATGCACTGGGAATCTGCAAACACTTCTTACAAAGTAATCCCAAAGCTGGTGTAGTTTATTTTGAAACCGAAGGTGCTTTGACCAAGGATATGCTGACTGAACGTGGTATCGACACTAAGCGTTTTGTTATCGTGCCAGTTTCCACTGTACAAGAGTTTCGCAATCAAGCAGTTAAGATTCTTGATATCTACGATAAGACACCAAAGAAAGATCGCCCACCTTTGCTACTTGGTCTTGACTCTATGGGTATGTTGTCAACCACTAAAGAGATGGAAGACATCGCTGAAGGTAAAGAGACTCGAGATATGACACGTGCTCAGTTGATTCGTGGTGCGTTCCGTGTCTTGTCTTTGAAGTTGGCTAAACTTGATGTTGCTATGATTGTTACCAACCATACCTACGCTGTTGTCGGTGCTTATGTTCCTACCAAGACAATGGGTGGCGGTGATGGTTTGAAGTATGCAGCTTCAACTATTGTGTTCTTGTCAAAATCAAAAGATAAAGACGGTACTGAAGTTATTGGTAATATTATCAAGTGTAAGCTAGAGAAGTCTCGCTTCACAAAAGAACAATCAATGGTAGAAACCAAGTTGTCATTCTCAACTGGACTTGACCGTCACCATGGTTTGCTAGACCTTGCTATTGAAGCTGGTATCTGGAAGTCGCAAGGTGGTCGTATTGAATTACCAGACGGTAAGAAGTTGTTCGGTAAGAACATTAATGAGAATCCTGCCAAGTATTTTACTCCAGAGATTCTTGCCGAGCTAGACAAGTTCGTTGCTAAGAAATATAAGTTCGGTAGTGATGAAGTTATTCCTGTTGATGAAACTGAAGAGGAGTTACAAGATGACCACAGTGAGGTATGAAGTATCGCCTGATGCAACTCTGGATGGCTACTACATGGTTGCCATTCGTGACTTCGAATCACAATTTAATGATGTAGTGTTCAACTTCGGGGCAGTTGAGTTCCCCGATGAGAACGAACCAATCTTGCGTTTCGACTATAACATCATTGAAGGTGATGTTAAGGCTAACAAGAAAAAAGAATTTGAACAGACTATTGGCGATATTCTTGTTGAGTTAATTGAACAAGCGTTGAAGAAACAAGAACTAATTTATAGAGGCGGTACTGATGAGAGTAGAAACAACGATCCTGAGTAATCTGGTTTTCAATGAAGACTATTGCAGAAAGGTTGTTCCATTCCTAAAGACTGAATACTTCGCAGATAAGACAGAGCGTGTCATTGCTACTGAGTTTGTTAAATTCTTCAGTGAGTTTAACAAACCAGCCAGTAAAGAGATTCTGTCTATTGAAGTTTCCAATCGAACCGATTTGAACGAACAAGAAGTTCGTGAGGCTGAGGGGATGATTGATGGGTTGGTAAATAATGACACCAACGTTGATTGGTTATTGAACGAGACAGAGAACTTCTGTAAAGAACGTGCTGTCTATCTTGCCATTATGGATTCGATTAAGATTATCGAAGGACGTGATAAAGTACAAACCAAAGATGCTATCCCATCTTTGTTGTCTGATGCCTTGGCAGTTTCGTTTGATAATCACATTGGTCATGATTACATTGATGATGCGAATGAACGATATGACTTTTACCATCGTGTGGAAGAGAAGGTTGCATTCGATATTGATATTCTTAACAAGATTACCAAAGGTGGTTTGTCCAAGAAAACATTGAATGTTATTCTTGCTGGTACTGGTGTTGGTAAGTCATTGGCTATGTGTCATGTTGCAGCTTCTGTTCTTTTACAGAATCTAAATGTATTATACATAACTCTGGAGATGGCTGAAGAGCGCATCGCTGAACGTATTGATGCTAACTTGCTGAATATGACTATGGATGAATTGAAGGTTATCGATAAAGAAATCTTCGAGAACCGTGTAGCAAAGATTGCAGACAAGACAAAGGGTAAACTTATTGTTAAAGAATATCCTACAGCGAGTGCTCATGCTGGTCACTTCCGAGCATTGTTTGAAGAACTGCGTATGAAGAAAGACTTCAAGCCAGACATCGTTATTATTGACTACTTGAACATCTGTGCTTCTCAGCGTTTAAAGCAGGGAGCTAACGTGAACTCTTATACATATATCAAGAGCATTGCTGAAGAGATTCGTGGTCTTGCCGTTGAGTATAATCTGCCGATTTTATCTGCCACTCAAACGACTCGATCTGGTTTCACCAGTTCCGATCCAGGTCTGGAAGATACCTCTGAATCGTTTGGTTTGCCAGCGACAGTTGACTTTATGGTTGCTTTGATTAGCACAGAAGAGTTGGAACAGTTGAATCAGATTATGGTCAAGCAATTGAAGAATCGTTACTCTGATCCAAATTACTACAAGCGTTTTGTTGTAGGAGTTGACAGAAGTAAGATGAAGCTGTATAATGTAGAGATGAGTGCGCAAGAAGGTATAGCTGACGCTGGAACTGATGATGGACCAATGTTCGATAAGACAACATTCGGTAAACGTATGAAGGGAATCTCTGGTGAGGGATTTAACTTCGGTTAAGAAGGAGAAGAGAAATGGTAAAAGTAATCGTAGCAGATCGTAAACATGATTGCTCCCACCTGTTGGGGCAGTTCCTTGATGAGTCACACTATGACATCCTAGTCGAAGAAGACTGTGATGTTTATATGCCAGCTAACTATGACACTGGTGCTGATGAGATGCGCATCGTATTTAAGTTTCGTAAGAACTACTTCAGCAAAGAGATGCAAGACCAAGCATATATCGGTCTCCGTGAAGCTGCTCAAGAAACACAGAATCGTGGCACCGCAGCTGGTCCACGTGCAGGTTCTCTTGGCAATCGTCAGTGGGTCAAGGAATATGAATATGAAGTTATTGATTACTTTCTAAAGCCAACTCTTAACTTGGTCGGTGAAGATCCTATTGATGAGATCCGTGCTAAGCATGCTGGTAAGAAGGAAGCTATCTCCAACCGTGCCAACGTCTGGTCTATTGAACGTGTAGAGAAAGAGAAGTTTGACTTTGAAACATGGGTAGACACAACTCGCACTCTATCACAAGATGCAGCCAAAGCAGAAGCGCAACGTATCACCAAAGATCTAATCTGTGCAACTACTTACGCTAACTCTGTACACTCTGGCGTAGCTGGCTGGTTCGATCGCTACCCACGTATCCCATTTGGTCGTGCGACTTCTTATACACGTGACTAC